CGGTGATGTGTGTACCAGTAGCTATAGTGGAAACGCCGAGGCATTCAACTCAAAGTGTGATAGCTAAACACAGTACCCAACCCTCAATAGGCGCGTACTGCGGAAGCATCACTAAGAGTATGTCAGTAAAACTGAAAAACCACTAATAACTATTTCCTACTCAGCTCAATATTGAGGAGAGTGTCGGCAGAGTCCTTCGCAATCTAGTTGCTGAAGGTGACTCCGGATGAGGGGTGGGGTCTAAGGGCTCGCCTGACATAGGTGAAACTATGTTTGGGGGGAGAACCTTAGAAGGACGCCGTACGGCCAAATCTCCCGCACTACTTGGTGGGGGAGGGGCCGGCGCCGGCGCTGCAAATGCAGCGAGACCCGTAACAACTGGAATACCAACAGAGTTGACATCCAGGTACGGATCATAGGAGCCCCCTGTGGTGGGGGCAGGATTGTCGGGCACGATTAAGAGCGGCACAGGCCCGAGAAACTGTGCGCAATATGCGTCATCACCCGCCGCAACGCCGATGCGCTGAGAAGTGATGGAAGGAACGGGGAAATTCGCCAAAATAGCCGGCCATGTAGGATTCTGCGTCCAATTTGGACTGGAAGACGTGGGCCTAGCCATAGTGGTGAATACACCATTAGCGTCTGGAGAACCAAACGCCCAGCGATAACCTGCAGGCCCGGCGGCCGGATTGTACCGTGCCGTTGGAGCCATGACGGGAAACCGCAAAAACCTTCCAAAATTCTGAGCGCCGGAGCTGATGGGCGAGTTGATGTAATTGACGCGATCAGCAGCAGAAGAAGCTGGGTTGACACCAGCTACGTATGGTTCCTGGAACCCCACGGTGGGCGCAGTAAAACCTCCGATATCAGTGGCACCGCGCACGTAGTTATAACATGCAGCGATAGCGCCTGGCGTAGAAAAATGCCTAGGATCCAAGGTGAACGCAGTCTTGGTAGTGCCAGCATATTGCACCCGCGGTACGTAGTGCCAAGGCGGAATGACCACACGTGAGCGCACGGAGGAAAATCCAGTCGCAAGCTTAGTGTTGCAGTCCCACATTTCATAGAACGGCATTTGTATAAGCTGTTTGAGCGACACAATTTTATGTCCCGCGCACTGCGTGTTTGCGTCAGTAATACCGCTCTGATGGACAATACCGCACTGCGTGTAAATCTCGCTAGGCGTTGCAGGCGCATAAGACGGAAAAGTAACTCCACAAGGGAAGTTAAACTCAATATCCGGCGACATTACCTCCACCATAAAGTCCACATTAGGATTCACAGTCACAGGCGCCAGAAGAGGCTGGTCAACAGTAATGGTGAAAGAACCCACTGCGTCCCACACTGAGGCCCAAGGTTTGGTGTAAACAAAATCGCAGTCCATCTCAAAAGTGTGTGACTTGGCCAAATCTGCTATGATCATGGTCCCCGTAGGATCGATGGCGCCACCAGAAATCGCCGGAACCTCAACGGTGTTGTCCGGCGTACTGGTGGACGCTGTACCCAAAGGCACACAGGCAAGCATAATCTTCCCACTGTGTAATGCATTCGCTCCAATAGTGATGCGGAAGCGGAGTTTACCACGCCAATATCGAAACATCTGCGCTAGGAACATAACATTAGACGGCAAAATGCACGTCTTAGAGATGGTAGTCCCATTGGCAAGCGACTTCGGCGGTGGCAAAGAGCCCAATCCAGCTTTTGCTGCAGGATTGCGATACCATAAGTTCGTGGGACACAAGGGCGCACCATACAATACCGAGCCTACGGTAGTAGAAGTCGTCCAAGTGCCTCGGAAAACAATGGAATATCGCGAGGCGACGTATGCTATGGACATTTCGTCCACATTTGTATATCCAAGACTGCCATCAACGACAGTTGCACACGTAGCCGTAGGGGCCACTACAGCTGCGGGGTAGGGCACATCGACATTACCCATGATCGGTTCAATAGCGGCCACGTACTTTGGTGGAACGACAGGACGAGAGTACCCATATGATCTAAATGCGGATGCGGCCAGCTGCATTGTCCAGGACATTGGTCCGGCAATGGCGGCAAGAGAAGGAACTCCACGTGCAATGAAACCTGCAATAGTAGAGCCAACAGACAAAACTGAACTGGGCTTAACAGCCTGGCGTGCCTCAGTGGACATGCCAGACTGCAACACAAGATCAGTGGTGGCAAAAGGCCTCACGCTGTAGAGCTCCAGATCCTCAATCGAGGCGTAGAGATTATAGCGCGGTACAGGCACTCCAGCAAGCGTGGAGCCTCCCAAAAGACGCACCAAAGCAACAGAGCCTATGGGCATGGCACTATTGACGGTGGTGGCGATAGCAGTCATGGGCTGTGATGACATCCATGGAATTCGCAACTCGGCTGCGTGACTACCGCCAACGTCGACAAAGACGTGGGGAATCTGCGTAACGCCAGGGCCCCACAAACGCGCATATATGCGCGATGATGAGGTTGACGTTAGGGGACCGGGCTGAAAACACAGGGCTAATAAACCCTGGTCATAAGCGCCGGCTTCGACAGTAATCCGATACACAAGTGTAAACCGAATCGCTGCAACTCCCTTAAGGTAGTTGGAAAAAGCAAACGTCCCGGAGAATAACGAGTAATCTGTCACAGTGGCCTGGTAGATGGGCGCGTCCAAAACAGTGGACACGACTCCAGACGACTGCACACGAGGACGTGCATACCACTCCTTAACGTCGGCTGCCCTCTTTGAGACATCGGGCTGCATAGCAACGTAATTGTCTGAGAAGGCGCCAATGGCACAGCAGTCGGGCACATCCAAAAGGACATCGCCCGGCGTGAGAGATGGATTTATAGTCTCGCTCACGGCATCCGAGACTTGGTGTTGATTGAGTTCCGAAGCAATGCAGTTTGTTCATGACGGGTACAGCATCATCGCCGCCAAGTTCAGTTCAATCTGCATCCGCTGATTAGTACGGAGGCTATCCCGACCACGAGTGTTAGCGAACTGTAGTACAACGCTCGTGCGTATATAGGCCTATGTGCGAAGGAGATAATTCACGTACGCCACAGTGGTGGGCGGACCATCCCCAACAAAATTCAAATATCGCACATAGCTGTCAGGATCAAGATCCATCAGCCAGCATGATACTTTGTATAAATAGGTGCCGCTGGTAAGAGCGACGGTCAAAGAGGGAAGAAGGCGATGGTTGGACCAAGCTATGGGTATGGTGGCCACAAAAGGGGCGAAGTACACGCGCAGAGTCTCCTCATTGTATTCAACAAGGCCGGTGACGAAAGCTTTCGAATCTGGTTCCGGACATACGGCCGTACCAAACAGGTAAACAGACGCCCCGCCCTGAGTGTCGGTCCAGACCTCATAGGTCATGGATACGGCAACAGACTTCTGTGTGAGTCCCAAGGTTCCGGGCGTTCCAGTCGGACCTGATGGTCCTGGGGGTCCCACGGGTCCAACGGAACCGGAGGGTCCCTGGGCGCCCGTATTACCGGGTGTACCCTGTGGTCCCTGCGGACCGGCGTCTCCCGGACGTCCAGTGAGCCCAGTGGGTCCCGAGGGGCCGACCGGACCAACGGGACCGGGGACACCCTGTTGACCCTGGGGGCCCTGGGGTCCAACAGGTCCGGGCACACCTGTAGAGGGGCCCGGCGGTCCTTGGGGGCCCTGTGGCCCTGGCATAACATAGCAAGGGTAATCGAAAAAAGAATACGTACTTTGAGCGGGTTCATTTATTGACACGGAGTATAACCCGATACGTCCGTGTGGTTGGACAATCTTGATGATTAGTGATGCGAGTCCTCTCCTGCCACGTCACAGCTTGTCCAAGGCTGAGACGCCGTATATACAGACTCAATACCAGGCATCCTCCAGCGCGTGCACAATGGCACGATATGTTGCGCGCGTGGGCTGCGCTATAGGTACTTTGTCCAAGCGGTCGAGCATCCAAATCAACTTTGGCAGGTGCTCGTCCCACACCGCCTGACTGTGAAGAGAAAGCTCACGAAGGCCAAACTCCGCGTTGTCGCCCTGGATTTTACGCTCAATAAGCGCATTCCTGCACCAATAATTGATGTAGAGAAAGCTATCCAGCTCGAGTGGCGCGAAAAAGGCGCTATCCTCAAGGAGGAAGCCCCGCTTCAGAAACGTCACATGGTCAATGGTGGTCGTGGGCGTCCAAACCCCATCCTTACGGCCTGGCGTGTAAGTGAGACCAAACTCCTGAGCCAGCGTGCTGGCGACCGTCACCTGGTTATACACCGGTGCAACAGTCGGCGACACGTTCAGAAGGTTATCATCTCCAAACACCTGCGGCGCCACGTGCTCCCAAAAGTCTAGGCGGCCACCCGTAGTAATGCGGAAGGCAGCACACAGGACAATGAGGGAGTACATGGAATTGCATACAGTGGTAAAGGGATGTCCGCTCGGCAGACTCTTATTCCACTGGTACACAATATCGCGCAGAATATGACGCGAATGGATGAGGTCAAGCCACAAGACCTCGCGTACGCGCGCGTTCTCCTCACCGTCGTTGTACCAGCTGTTGATGAAGCGCAGCATGGCTAGATGAAGGGTAGGCATCTCGCTCGAGTCAAAGCGTTTGAAATCTCCATCGAAGATGTCAGGCCCCTTGCTCGAGAGAAAACATCCCAAACGCGTCCAGTCATTATAGGGGTTAATCCCGGGTGCCATACCCGTCGTGATATTATGCGTCATAAACGCAAGAGAAAACGCCCCAAAATACTGACGCCACGCGATCACATAATCCAGAGGCGCTGAGGAGATTGCTCTGGTTGCGCCAGTCTGGACCTTCTCCAGTGTCCGCAGCTCGTCTTTCGGAAAATCCACAAAAATGTGCCCCAGGCGAATGCCGAGCTTTGCACAGTCAATAATATGTTGAACGCGCACGCGCAGCTCATCACAATGTTGGGAAGTGAGATCGTAATCCTCACCATTGCCGAAGAAGTCAGTCTTTCCGTTCAGATGCCAGAGCTTAAGCGGATATCCGGGTGAGGTGTTGCGGGGCACCTTGCGGAACCGCTGACCTGGGAATCCCAGAACTGCATCATCAAAACTGAAAACCTCACGCGTGGAGAGCTTGGTCTGGCGCGTAAATTCGCGCATAGCCACGTAGGTGACTTCATCCAACCACGGATGCTCATAGACCCGGACCTGCGATCCGAAGTTACGCAGGGCCTCAATCATTGGGTCAATAAGGATCTGCTCGCCATCGCGCTCAATGTAAGCTTTTCCGAGTAGTGCCGGCGCATATGGTCTATCGCCAAATTTGCCGAAGACGGCCGGCACGGGGTAAAGCTTACTAGTGGTGGGGAGATGATTGGCATGCTCGGGCTTCACCTTCCCAATGACAGTGAAACTGAGGTCCTCGCCCCCCAATAGGACAGAGGATATCTGATGGATGGGTATGCCGCGGGATGCCACGTCCTCTTCAAAATTGTCCGAAACAATCTTTAAGGCCTCCCGGGCGGACTCCGCCATCTCGCGCGTGACGAGCGCACCAAAGCCCAACACGTCCTTCGGAGATCCGGCGATGTGGAAACCGCACAGGACCTGGGAACCGTTGGAGGTGTTTATAAGTGTAATGGGCGCGCCACAGTCACCACCGCGCGTTTCCGCCGTATAGCCAAGGGCACGTGTATACAACTTGTCACCCACAGGCAACTTCTGAAACGTGCGCAAGTGCACATAGTGCACAGTGGCAGACGGATTGGCGTCGTCGACATGCGGCGCGATGATGAGTCGGGCATACTGATCCGCAATGTGCCTCGTGCGAGCCTCCAAAACCAAGTAGGTAATGATGTTGCGGTGTGCCCGGATCCCAACGGGAGCGAAATTAATAAATTCCGCATCACTCACCTCCTCCTTGGGCGAGAGCGTGGCACGAGGCAACTTGAGGTAGGCGTCCAAGGATATCATGTACGACCGGTTCTTGGTGCCCTCAATAATGGGCGTGAGAGACACCTGCAAGTTCTCGCCTGCAGTGTTCCGCAGCGCATCTGTAAAGTGCCGCGGCGCCATGCCGAGCGAATCACATATGAGGGTCACAGTCCCAATCTGCTGAGGAGCCTCAAGTCCATGCAACACCATCCTGTAACAATTGGTGGTGATGATATCCGCAAGCCGATGTGGGCTCGACTGCGACACGGCATCGCCAGCTTTAGGCGCAGGCATGGGCAATTTTGCCACACGATCGGGCAACTTGGCAGGCACGTTGGACTCCGTAAGCATCTCGACCGATCGCAGACCGTTTGAATCCAACTTCACCTTCTTGTGCTTCATGGGCTTCCGGTCTGGCTCCGCCTGTCCGTCTACATCGGGCGACGAAAACGGCGCCCTGATAGTAGCCCAGACAAAGCCAAAGAGCTTCGACAGTAATTGCGCCACGCAGAGAATAAGGGTGACGAAGAGCGCACTCGAGGCCAGCAAAAGGAGCGGATTGGCCGCCCATTTTCTAAAGCGAGCTCGATGGGATGGTCTCAGGCCGAAGAAATACTCGTCCTCATCCGAAAGGTGCTGATAGCTGGCGACAGAGTCATGGAAAGTGCTCTGCAACTGAATGTCAGAGACACTAGCCATATCGAGAATGTCGTCAGACAGTGCGTGGCTCATCTCCCTCCGCGCATCGCGCTCCGCCGCAACGGTGGGACAAGGCACCTGTCCCGGTGGAGGCGGAGTGGGCGTCGCAAGTAAAGAGGACAAAACGCCGCGAGTAGTGTTATGCGCACTACACCGCAGCTTCAGATCCGTCGCCATACGGAGCACCTCATCACGCAATGGCACAGCCTGGGACTCGGATACTCCGGTTCCGTAATTGTGCTTCTGCACCGTCCATACGTGCCACGGGAATCGGTCAATCGTGGGCGTGCTCGGATCACGAGCAACTTGCTCCGCTATCTCCTCAAGCGCTTTCTCGTACGCGGGCCAATCCAGCTTGCCACCAGGGGTGGCAAACTCAGGATTGAGCTCGATATGGTAAGGATGGGAAATGCGCCGCACTACCGCCTCAGGCTCATGAATGCATAGAGCGGCGTCGGAAGTTACGCAGCTAACATTCGTGGTTCCAAAGATGAACTTGGACTGGAAAAAAATCTTGCCCTTTGAGGCCAAGTCGGCAAAGTTCAGCGGAAATGCCCACGTGGACACCGCGCGAATCATGACCATAAACTCAGACTCTGGATTGGACGGATCAGGACGTAGCTGGAAGGCATCGTCCATGACCATACACGCCTGAGCGGCATAGGAGTTCCAAAACTCTGAAACGCCCTTCTGCCAGATATTGGCTAGGATGTCCTCAGCTGTGGCACCCTCTCCCAGAATTCCTGAGAGCTTGAGCACCGCAGAGCACACCATGGGCGCCAGGGTAGTCTTCCCAATACCAGAATCGCCATGAAACATCGCCATAATCGGCTCAACACGAAAGTTATTACGAGCCTGCAGAGCCCCGAGATATGGCGCCAGCAAATTGGACGCGCGGATAAAGGTGTTATCCACCTCCCGCGCTTTCTCGGAAGCTCGATAAATCTCCTTAAACGCGGCACCCTGCTGAACAAGTCCTACCATGTCTGTAAGACAGGAGGCATCAACAGTATGTGATCCCGAGTTGTGAAGAGCAAAAGAATCGTCGACCCTCTTCTGCCAAGCTCGCATGGGCGCATCCGACTTGTCCATCAGCTGAATACGCGTCTTACCAAAAAGTGCGCGCAAAGAGTTAATGATAGCCTGCGTCCCAGACAAAACCCAGCGAGTAAAGGTCTCCCAACCCTCTCCCAAGCGTCCAATAATGCAGAGACGCTTTGCAAATTCGGAGACAGTACGAGATGATACTCCAGTGCCCAGTGCAGAGAAACAAACAACACTGGCAAGCACCTTCGAGATGACACCAGTCTGGAGCCCAGACTGATGCTGCACATCACTCTTGTTGTTTCGAAAGATATCCAACAAGGGAGCGCAAAGACGCTTTGGAAAAATGTGAGGAAGAAGCATGCCCAACCCCATAAATACATCCGTTGTACTGGTCCTGCCAGACAAAATGATCTTAAACAAGATCATGGCAATAGGAATATACCACAATGCCGACCCCAGGCTGTCACGAAGCGCAGCAAGCTGACGCTTGATGGCAGTGATGAGGCCCGTTGCCTCCTTGCCTGCCACGGCCCAAGCGGCAGACACGCGAGAGACCTGTATGGCCCCCAACGTGGCTAACGCCCCTCCAAGTATCCCAGCAAAAATGCCGAGACCAGCCTGATGGGTGAGCTCATGTTTTTGTGCTCTCTTGTGCTCAACGCCCTGCTTCTTGCGAGCAACGCGCTCCGCCTTCGAGAGTTTTTGCTTTTCTTCGGCAGCCTGACGCTTACGCGCCTGCTGCCGCATGAAGGCCTCGAACATCTCACGATGAACCTTAGCCTCACCTTCAAGGGCTGCCCGAGAGCGCCCCATCTGGTGCACCATACTGGCACGTCTTGGCCAGTAGGTGTCACGCTTGCCGGCCGGCATGCGCTTAGCCGAATATGTATAGTGACCATCCAACACCGCGCGCGCAAGAGCGCGACGGAAGGCGGTTTCCCCATACACATTATTGGCAATATGGCGCAGCTGACTCTCAGGAAGGTCAATGTCAAATGTACGCGCAACGTACATATCGTAATCGCTCGCAAGATTGGCCTTCTGCACGAGTAAGCGCTGCAAAGAGCGCAGACTGTTTCGTGCTGCAAAGGTCCCACTGCGAAACGGTACGGAAAGTCCGTGGTCATATCCATCAACGGAATACGTCATCATGACCCTGGGATCAGAAGTCCGCTGAAATATCCGTGGACGGTATTTAACCGTAAATCCAGCCAGAGAAAGAGCAGAAAGCGATGGGCTGACCATCATGTGTCCCTGAAGTGTAGCCATGGTGGTAAAAAGCAAATGCACGCGGAAAGCCCTACTTAGCAAGATCTTATCGCCTCATGGTGGGCATCAGTCTCACTGTTGTGACTTCAAATGCGTACACTACCCGCGCGGAGGTATAAGCTCTAAACGCTTGCCTACGAATAAGCTAGATGGCGGCCAGACACCTAGCGCAGCACTGCCGGGAATACGCGTGGCAAGAGTGAATGGTAAGCGTCCCCCCTCTCATCTCCTACGCCGGCTACGAACGTTAAGCGGAGACTACCCAGGATCTGCCAAACATCGCGGAGTGCGCAATGTTACCCCACATCATGGACACCAACAGCCCGTTACGGGTTCACTCCCGGGACAGAAGATACCGCTCTCACTTTAAGAGAGAGGCTGCTGGATACGTATGCAGGGACATTCACCTTACATGGGTGACAAAGTCACATAGAATCGCGCGGAACCGGGACAGCCGATGGAAAATGAATTTTCACTTATCCGCATGCAGAGAGCATCACATAGTATCACATGCCGAGCATGACGAGCTCATGCTTAGACTTCGAGACCAACCCAGTGAGTGCTCCCTGTATTATCGGGTCGGCATCGACTCACTGGTATCTGCAAGCAGCTGTGATCCTCTATGCTTAGAACTAAACACGTGGGCGAAAAAGCCTCGGGTGGCCGAGACATAAACGACAACACAACAAACTTGGGCGTTGTCCGATCCCCAAAATGTAATAAAACATGGTCAAGCGAGTGAAAGTCTGGCGGAACTCCTATACGGGCGGATAAATCTACCTCAACAAGAAGAATACCAAACAGTCGACACTCGCAATCGCTCAAAAATAAGAACTCTCGACACGCACTCGCCTCTCAACTCTAGTCAAAAACTACAGAGTAGGTGAAGGATGGGATATGGAAGATGAACACCAGTGGAGCATCTATATCAATCTAAAGGCCAAATAGGAGCAAGAATTAAACCACAGGACTATATACAACCTGCTGGCTCCAAGCATCTATCAGAGACACACGCCTCCCTAATAGCCTTAAGATAGACTCTTGATACTATTGTAGTATTTCGTATCAAGAGCACTGATATAGATGCGGGGGGTGACATAAATAAGAAGTCAAAACACACGCGGGCACAAGGGGGGCAGTTTAGCTCTGCAGGCTGGGTACGACCGAAAAAGGGGCTCCATCACCCACAAGAAAAAGTCGCACTGCTATCATTTCGTGATTGGCGAGGGTACGGCCGAAACAAGGGCTTGAAGCAGCCACAAGAAAGAATCCGCACTGCTATACCGTATCGTGGTATTAGCCGGCAACATTACCTATAGTGAATAACAC